GGCGTTGCTTTAAGGGCGGCTGGCGCTTATGTGTGGGATTTAAAGCTACCTGTTGACCTTTTGGTGGGATATGCAGGGCATACCTTTCTTGTGGAGATCAAACGGGACAGCAAAGCCCCTTTAACAGCCCTACAACGGACTTTTTTTGAGAATTGGTCTGGAGGTACATTGGCTAGGATTGACAGCCCTGACGCGGCTTTACGAATGATTGGAGTATTGAAATGAAACCAGAAGAAGCCACACAAGCCATCAGGGACAAAGCGCCCCTGTATGGTGAAGCCAAAGCCCAGCGGGTTTTTCTTGAGGAATTTAAAAAAAGTAAAAAAGCCTTGCTGATGCGCGATGCCCTGGTTAATGGGATTGATGCCGCCAGCCACCAAGAACGCGAGGCTTATTCCAGCCCTGAGTATCAGACCTTAATTAAGGGTTTGGCAGAAGCGGTGGAGAAAGAGGAAACCTTGCGGTGGGAGTTGGAGAGCTATCGCCTTGAGGTAGAAATTTGGCGAACACGCGAGGCCACCAACAGACTGCAAGACAGGACGCACCAATGAAATGTCCTGAATGCGGGACTTGGACTATTGTCAAAGAAACCAGAATCAGCACAGGCAACAGCCGCCGCCGCCGGCTTGAGTGTGCCAATCAGCACAGATTTACCACTTTGGAGACCATCGTTGTTTCAAAAACACCAATACGTCAGAAGCAAAAAATTATTGAAACTGGTCGCCAACCTTGACTGCCAAGCCTGCGGGTCAGGTCACATGGTGCAGGCGGCGCACACAAACTGGGGTGGCGGCAAGGGCAGGGGAATTAAGGCAGACGATAACCTTGTGGCGGCGCTTTGCCTAAGATGCCATTACGACATTGACCAAGGCGCAGAACTCAGCAAAGAAGAACGCCAAGCCCTGTGGCAAGCCGCCCACGCCAGTACAGTGAAATTGCTTGTGGAACGAGGCAAATGGCCTGCTGATGTGCCAGTGCCTTAGTATTTCCTCATGTTAGGCAGAGGGGCTTCTTTCTGGCTTGCCTCATGCGATCTGTGCATGGGGTGGGCGTGTGCCATGTCAGTCTTTTCATGGGCTTTGAGTTCTTTTTCTAACTCAGCAACCTTGCGAGCTTCTTTTTTATATTCGCGCTCGACCACATAGTGCTTGGGGTCATCGCATTTAGCTGATTCTTTGGTGATTTTGAAGTTTGTGGCCATGATGTTTCCTTATGCGTAGGCTCTGGTTCCAGATTTGTCAATGATAAGCGCCATGCCGCGAGGCTCGGCATCTTCAGTGTTAGGGATAGATACATGAGTCCAGCGATCAAACTCGCGGATTACTTGGTCATAGGGTAAGTTCGCTTCAATGATGGCGCTGACGACCTGATCTGGGGTCATGCCCGGCACTCTTATGTCCGCCGCGCACCCATGCCGATGCTGTGATTTGTCGGTCGATCCCACTGCACGGTTAACCTCCGCACTGCGAAATGCGCTGTTCACAATGATAGGCTTGCCTCCCAAGACCTCTTTAACTTGCTCAAGAAAAGCCGCCAGACGCACCAGATTAGCCATCTCAGCATCGTTAGGCGTGTTGTCAAACTCTCTGTGGTCAGTGTGGGTCAGTTCTTCATAAGTGAAGTTTGCAGACAGGTTCATGGTTTACCTTTCATGGTTTGGTAGATGGCGTTATAGGCATCGATGCAGGCGTTGAGCTGTCTGATGGCTTTGTCTCCATCGTCTGTGATGGCGACAAGAGATTTAGCAACCTCTCGGTCAAGTTCGGCTGTTGCTTGAACGCTATCTCTGGGGGCAGGGGTGGTATCTGTGGCGGCTGGTATGGGGCAGGCTTGGACAGGAACCCGCAACTTGAGAGCACCAGACTCAATATCACTATTGCGCTTTTGTTGAAGTAGTTTGGCATTTTGATTTGCTTTCATCAGTTGGTTGGCTTGCGCGTTCACCGCAGACACCAGCGCCTGTTCCTTTTGCCGCGCTTCGGCATTTAGCCTAGCGATTTCCAATTGTTGCTTAAGAACCTCATCGTGTCCACCTTTGTAATAGCCACTGCCAAACGCTGACAGGATGGCCACCACAATCCCCAAAATCACATAAGGGTTAAAAATACTCATGGGACTTCTGGTGCGCTCAAAGGTTTGACAGGTTCTGTCTTTGGGGCTTTAGGCACGACAGGCGTGGCCGTAGCCTGCGATCCATGCCCCACCGCTACCAAAGTCCCAATAATCGAAATCATGCTGATTAAAACCGTTTTGAGCAGTTCCATCAGGAACGCATCATTTGGGGCTTGCTTGACCATTGGCTGGGTGACGAACATAACGCAATACAGCACACCAAAAACCACGCCTATGACGCACAGCACAAATCCGAGTGTGGTCAGAAACTGGCTTAAAGCGTGCCATTCTTCAGGTGTTCTTCTTGTGGGCATCGTAAATCTCCTTTGGAATTAAATCTTTGGTGCAAGTACCAGAGGCTTCACATTGGGGCGGCTCACACTCTTTTTTTCCCCAATTATCAGGGTTTTGGCAAGGATAGCGATAGGTGTCTTGGCAGGCAACCAACAACAAAATTAACAAATATCTCATTCTTTGTCCCTCTTTGCTTTTTCTAACTCTCGCCTTAACTTTTCTACCTTTTCCACTTGGACTTTGGCCTCATGTTTTGTTTCAAGAATGTCCAAGTACAGCGCCCCCATTAAGGGCAGTAACAAGGCAATCAATACACAACACGCCACCCATCCCATTATGTTTTCCGCCACTGGTTCACGAACAGTAGCCACAGCCACAGGTAAAGGAGGAATATAGAAGTCGCTATTAGATACGCCACCTTTAGCTGGAAGTTTTTTTCCGCTTCTCTGCGTAGCCATGTCTTTTGTCTTTCTTTAGCTTCTTCCTTTAACCTTGCCTGCGTCTGTTCTTCTTGGATTTTTTCCCTCATTTCATGCACAGAACTGTACAAAGCACCCATCTCTGGCGGGGACTGGTACACCATGCATTCCCTAATCTGCACTTCCAAATCAGCCATTTGTTGTTGTGCCATCACCCTCTTGAGTGCGGCTTCCATGTGGTTCTGGTTTGGGTCGTAAACAGTTTTGCTTTTTTGTTCTTCTTCCCTGATGTGCGCGGCTAACTGTTCCTGAAGTCGAAAAAACTCTGTCAGGTTCTGAACGATGTCAATTTTGACTTGAGTTTCGTCAACAGCGACATAACTTGATTTTTTAGGTTTTGCAACAGATTCATGTTTTACCTTTGGTTTGAAAAAGTTAAGAAGTTGACCCCAAAACCCGTGTATCTCTTTGCCAATCGACACCACTTGGTCAGCAGTGCGCTTGACCTCAACAAACGATTCTTTTGCAGAGCGATACAGCTCACACCCTTGCTGAATGTTCCTAACCAGCCCAGCGGCAAGCAGACAAAGGCTAATGGGGTCAATTTTTGTGCAACCAATTAGTGGCGTAGCCTATCAAGCTAGACAACGCAGACACAATAGCCATGCCCATCCAAAACCCTCCTTTGGACTGATTAGCCAACTCTAAGAGCTTATCCATGCTTGACTCAAGTTTGTCGATCTTGTTTTCCAAAGATTCGACCTTTTGCCAAAGCACTCCATATTTGACGGGATCAATTTCCATGATTAAGACTTCATGATGTACGCCAGTGCGTAGTAGGGGTTAAGAATACTGAACGATGATCCAGAACCAGTTGTGTCTAAAGTGGTTGTGGTTGCAACAGTGATGCCTGTTGAAGCGTAATCTGTGTAAGGTGCGCCCTCATTTGCTTCATTACCCATTGCAAATTTGCCACCGCCAGTTATACCTAATGATGTGTTACTTACTTGGTGTCTGTGTGTTGGGTCAGTCACAGTAGAAACCGATGTGGCATTGTGCGTATGGCTTGGCATTTCAGATGTGGTCAACGTGTGCGTTGTTGAGCCACCTGTTGCACCAACCGCATAAGATGTTCCTGCGCCAATAATGAATCTGTCTCTCAGATCAGGCGTTCCATTTGTGCCATCGCACAAATACCATCCTGCTGGAATGCTTCCAATCGACCCATACCACAGCGAAATCATGCCACTAGGAATGGTTGTGCCTACTGAGGATTGCACACCCACAATGCCATAAAGATTGTCGTATGTGCCAAGCGTGACACCAACAGATGTTTGCAATACAAATTTGTAATTAAACCCATAAGTCAGCCACACCTCATTTGAAGTTCTGCCAGATGTATCTAAAACAATTGGGTTTGTATTAGCAATTGTGCCATTGATGTCTGTGTAAGTGGTTAATGGCGTGGTTGATCCAGCTTGATATGTATACAGCAACCCACCATTAAGCGGAAAGCCGTTGTTGTCAAAAAACTGTTGACCGTTGCCAATAGGTGAAAGATTGACTGCCATTATTTTTCCTTAGTTAAACCACCAAATGGGTCTGTTGCTTGTTTAGCAAAACCCTCTTTGTTCATCTTTTGTAAAAATTGGCGGCTTAGGCTTGTAATAGGTAATGATGCACCACCAGTAAGACCTGCTAATTTAGCTTCTGCGGCTGTCATCATGCCTTGTTTTGCCATGTCGCTCAACATACTACTGTAAGTGTTGGAGTAATTAAATACCCCTGTTTTGGGCATACCAATCTTACCTGTCAATGCACCAATCTCAGCCACATCTTGCAATGCTTCAAGAGGTAAAGCCTCACGCAAAGATGATTTATTATTTTTGTAAAACGTTGCAAAACGATCTGGTGAAATATTGCGAGCTTCTGCGCCTACTGCGGCAGATTTAGCCCTATCCAACTCTGCATAAGTCATAGCTTGGTGCGCCAAATCATCTGCTGGAATCTCAGATTTCATGCGTCTGATGGCTTCTGGCGTAGCGCTAGAAACAAACTTTTTATGAAAGTTGGCGGCATTTAAACTTTCACCTTGTGATGCGGCATCTTGCAAAGAACCATATTCTTTTACTGCCGCTTTGTACGCAGGATTGTTGTTCAGTATCTGATAACGTTCTTTTACCAAACCCCTAGCTTGATCTGCTAACTGTTTTAATTCTGCCGCCCTTGGGTCAAATGCCGCATTTTTTTCACCAAAAACGGGTAACTTTTCTAACTCATCCCTGACGATATATGCGGCGGCTCTGGCATTACCATTAGAGTTTGACCGCATCTCATTAGCCAAATTGGTGCGTAATGCTTCATAAGCCTCAAAAGTTGGATTCTTATAAAAGTCACCTAGATCCGAGGCAATAGACGCTGGCAAATGATTTGTTTTTAAATTCCTTGCTAACTCAGTTTGTATTCCACTATTCAATGTTTGCACATCAATTGGGAATTGACCGCCATTAGCGTCAGTTAATTTTTGATATGCATCTTTAATGGCATCTGTTCTTAATTTATCTTTGCCAGCCAATGCATTAATTTCAATTTGACCGAGTTCAGATGCGTCAGCAGTTGATGGAATGTCAGGTGCATGACGTTCTTTTGCTCTGTCAAATGCATTTGCAATTTGGGCTGGTTGACTTTCAAAATGTCTATTTAGTGTATCGGTTTGACCTCGATTGTTCCATTCTTGTGCATACAGTTGAGTATCGCCAACACGCTGACCAGTGGTCAAATTGATGCCGTGTTTTTCCTCAAGAGCTTTGGTCTCCAAAGCAGGCACATTGACAGATTCAAGAGGCTTACCCTTGATATGCGCTTGCAGTTCTGGCGATGCGTTAGCCAACGCCGCATCAACATTACCACGCAAAACAGCCGCTGGTGTAGCTTGTGCCGCACCAACACTTTGTGGCTGAGTAACATCCATCATGGGTTCTATGCGCTGTGGCTCTGCGGATGGGACTTTGAATTCTTCTGCCCATGCAGGTAACTTTCTAGCAGTTTCTAAGCCTAATTTGCCGAGCTTGAACCCCGGCACGGCCAACAACGGCGCATTTGTCACCAACTGTTGTGCATCTTGTGGCGCCATTCCTTGCCTAACCAATAAATCCATAGCAGGCTGTGCGCCATATTCATTGACTAGATTCATTATCTGGCTGATGGGGCTTAGTTCATAAGCCTTAGAACCTTGTCCTACGGGACTTTCTCTCAGGCTTGCTAGTTTGCCCGGCTCTAAGTAGGACAACGGTTCAGAAACATATTCTGACAATTGTTGTGCGCGTTCCGGTGTTGCGCCACCTAATCGTGCGCCGCCATAGGTCAAACCACCACCAATCTGTGCAGGCAAACTCAAAGGCAAATCAACAGCAGACAATCCACTTGCTTGCATTCCCTGACGCAATTCAAACATCTTGCGTAAGAAGTCAGCAACATAGGGACTGCCTTGTTTTGCTTGAGGAATTTTTGCTTCTGCCCCACCCGTCATTTCACCAATCAACGCCATAGGGTCAAACGCATTAATTGTTGGGTCAAGTGAATAAGGTGAAAATTCTTCAGTAGGTTGCAAATCTGGTCTTTTGCCAGTCATAGGACTTACCTTTGGCGCGACTGTATCCTCGACCACATCAAACGCGGAAATGGTTGGGTCTTTTGTGTAGTCAGCCATTAGAAGTCCCCTGTTTGCAAGCGCCTAATATTAATTGCTTTTTGTCTTAATTGCTTCAGTTCTTCAGGTGTTGCCATGCCTATGATGCGTTTAATCTGCTTTTGCTTTTCTTCTGGTTTTGAATCAGATGCGTTAATGTTTTCAACCATGAAAATGCGCGGATCATAATTGCTTTTCCATGCCTGTTGAAAATTATCAGCATGGATGGCAGAGTTATAAGGGTCTTTGCCCTTATATGCAGACAGACCTTGGTTATACATCTGTGCCGCCAATCTTGTGGCATCAGCACGTTCAACAATTTTTGCCAAGGCTTTGGGGTCAATGTCTGCTGAACCAGTAGCGGTTTCCAAAGTTTTTTGTGCGTTAACAGTATCCACGCCACCCATGACCTTTGCTTGGGAAATTTGGTTTTGTGCCAAGTCTTTCAGCAATGTATCAAGTTCTTCGCTACCTTTGACAAATTTGCTACCTTGCCGCAAAAGTTGACCGGGGCGGCTACTCTGCGCCTGCGCCAAGTTCTGTTTAATGCTTTTTAAAATCACATTTTGATCTGCGGCGGCTTGGTTAGCTGAAGCGGCATCTGCAAACAATGTTTGACCTTGAGCATAACGAGTTTTTTGCACTTCGTTCATTTGACGAATTGCACCTTGCGGCACAGGCATATCTTCTTTGACCAAATCGCCTTTTGATGGCATCGCAGGCTTTTGTGTGCCAGCAGGTGCTTGGATAGATGGTGGTGCTGAAACATCTGTTTTTTGTTGAGCAGGCGCTGATGTAGCTTGAACAGGAGTTAATACAGGCGCACCGCCAGCAGTCTGTGGAGGCTTGACAAAATATTTGATGCCAGCAATTTCAATTGTGCCTTGTGCTGGCGCAATGCCGCCGGGCGTTTCAATCGTAACTTTTGGCTGTTGACCATAAACAGGTGGCGTGATTCTTTCCACCTGACCAGCGGCAGTAGGTGTGACTTTTTCCACACCAAGTTGTCTTTGTTCTGCGGCGGTCATTCCAGTAGTCATCATGTTTTGCAAATATGATGGGAATGATTCAGGCGATTTCATAGCCATAGTCATGCCCGGCGAGGTGATGACTGACAACTTTTTATCAGGAATGTTTCTGGCTTTTGCTTCTGCAATGATGTCGTGCATCACATCCACAGCGCCCGTGGGATTATTTTTTAGCGACTCAGGCGACAATCTTTTGTCATAAGCAAAACCGCCAAGAATCTTTGCAAAATCACTATGCTGTTGACTGTCTAAACCATATTGATCTTTTAAGGCTTGAATAGCCGCAGAAGTTGCCTCAGACCCAGCTTTTTCAATTCGTGGAGTGGCTGTTTTTGCAGATACATCTGCTTCTGTTGTTGCTCTGCCAGCTTCTGCTTTTGCTTTTGTGTATTCTTCTGGCATTAACTGTTGAAGCCTAGTCAATTCAGTTTGTGCTCTTTGCACTTGCAGAGGATTTAATTGTTGAGCTTGCTGATATTGCTGAACAGCATTGGCCATGTTGACCATATCGCCCAAAGACATTCCTTGGGGTGGTCTTGCTTGTGCGGCTACTGGTTCTGCCATGATTTATTCCTTATGGTTGATTGTAGTAACCAGAATAAGCTGATGGACTGATGTTATAACCAGCCGCACCAACAGGCGCATTTCCGATTGCATTGTAGGAATTCATAAAATTACTTCCACTTGTTGGGGATGCCAACGGGTTTCGTTGCCCTAATAATTGAGACAACATATAAGCATTACCCGCGCCTTGTACA